ATCTTTGAGCTACTTTAATAACTTTACTGTAAAATAGATACGAAGCATCATCTAAATCATCTCTAACTGTATCGAAGGTACTACCTTGAAGTAATGTTGTGAACCCCTTATTGATTAATGTCGGGTCACCTGTAGTACTACTTTTCTTTTTCTTTAATGAGATACCACAATAATTTTTACCCTTCTTGATAATAAAATCTGAAGCGTTGAAATCTTTCATACCATATTTTGTAACTTGAAATTGTTTAACATCATCACTCCAAGCCTTACCAGTTAAATATACTTTATCGGCACCAAGATATTTTGTGGGTATCGCTTCAGCGGCTGAGACAGCTTTACATAAATTATCGTAATCTTTGTCCATGGCTTCTACTTCTAATTGAGTATAACCGATAACTTTAGCTGAGTCAATAACACCCTGTACTTTTAAAATTAAAGCGTCCATGTCTTCTATTGTGTTTATTGTCGGTATTGAACTCATTGTACATAACGCGGCACACATTAGTTCATTGGGGTCAGCTTTAGCACCACCACCTCGTTTACTGTCGGGTCTTGTTGTTACATAGATTTTTTTGTTTAGACCTTTATGTATGAATGCGAAATCTTTGGTTGTTCTTGAACCTGTAGGGTCTTCTACCGATAAATCTGGATCAGCCTTAACGATGTCGTTAGCTAGATTGACAAATTTTGTCCTCTCGTTCGCTTTGAGAAGTATTTGTACACCAATTTTCTTACTATTTGTTTTTTTACCTGCTCGATCATCACTTGATACTTCACCACTAACTGACCCTATTTGTTTGTCAATATCCGCTACAACATCTATACCAAATTCGGTTTCTTCTTGATTCTTATAGTCTAATGATTCTTTTAATGATTCTAATGTTAAATCGGGTTCCATCGAGGTCTTAGATAGTCTGTAGAGTTCATCTCCAAGTCTAATACCAAATATGGTATCAGAAGGATAATGAGCTCCAGCGACCTGTCTACTGAGTCCTATTCTTTTACCAATCTCTAATACATTATTTGTATGTTCTATAGGCATCATGTCAGCTAATAACTTAGCAGTTAGTCGACCTTGGACAGCATGTCCTGAAGGATACGATGGGGTGTTAGCCGTCTTTAAGGGGTAATTGGTTAGTGGTAGACCTAGATGTTTAGCTAGTACTGCTGGTCTAGGACGATTGTAGTGTTTTTTAAGTATTAATATGATTGGAGCGGACTGATCAATCAAGTCTTCTACCCTAGTCATATCAAGTTCTATTCCATACTCATCAGCGTAGTCTATGAATGGGGTCATGACTTCTTTGTCATACTCGATCATTTCGTCTTCCCAATCAGTTCTTTGGTCTATCTCTGACGCTAAGAACTTTAATTCATTTTTGACTTCGTGTGAAGAATTTTTAGGATAGGACATTCCCATCCAATCTTCTAGATTAATCATTTCATAATCTGGAAAGGGTAATAGTAATTGTTTCTTTCTGGCGTTATCGTATCCTACTGGATGTCCAAGACTGTTAGTAGCGTCAATTGTATGTTCTTCTTTGATTTGTACGAGGAAGGTCTTCATAAGTAGTATTTATGTCAATACTATTTTTGAATTCTATGTTGGGATAAGAACACCTCTATCTCTTCGATAGATTCCACCAGTTCTTTTTGGTGTTTTTCGTTCTCGTGTCCTTTTTTTAGGACAATGAGTTCTTTCTTCAAGTCGACTTTATGTCTTAGAAGTTCGACAAGGGACTTTGATTTGATAGTCCCCTTATCTTTAACTGATGAGTTCATTTAACTTATTTATAGTATCTTCGGCTGAAGTGTGTAGAATTCCTATTCCACCAGCTTTCACCCAACAATCTATATTTTTATCTCTGTCATCGATCAGAACAGCTTTCTTATGAGCAAACGCCGCTTTCTGACTACCTTTGAATGTTGGAATTATAGTCCAATGAGGATTGATATGTTCTTTGAGCCATTCAATCTTGTCTCTAACGACAATCTCTCTATTGATGGTTCCAGCCGCTGTTAATATTTCGGTATGAATACCTGAATTTAAACACCAATCAGCCAACTTCCACGCATCGGGTAGAGGGTCCATTTTTCTGAACATATGTCTAGCTGTCAATTCTTTTTTATGAAGGTCGTATGTATTATGACCTGCGTCATCATTCCACACTTCTTTACCTAACATTTCAGAACATTTACCTTCAAAGTCGGTTAGGACTCCGTCCATATCTAGAAAAATTTGTTTTATTCTTTTATTTTCCATACTGTAAGTATACCATAAGTGTACACCCTATGTCAACCCTAAAGCTGATCTAATCATATCTTTTGGTAAATAGACTATTACATCTGAGTCACATTTTGAACAACTTAAGTTAGTTTCCAATCCGATTACTTGACCTTTTTCGTCTTCGATATCGTGGTCACCACCCCATACCAATTCTTCATTACAATGATAACATTCCATATTAATATTTAAAACTCTGTGTATTCTCTGATTTGATTCGTTTACCTGTATCAGTTTGGTCCATGATTGGTCCAATATCTACTAACTCATCTTGAGCTGATTGTTCACAATCGTATAGTCTCATCTTCGATCTATCAACACCCAATACGAATCTCTTATGAAACGAAGGATCGTTATATCGATTCTTTAACTGTTTGACCATGATCTGATCTAGTTCTTCTAAATCTTCTGTAGATATCAAAGCGAACATAAAGTCTGCTGTCGCGGGTAACCCGAATGATTCTGAAGTATCTTCTAGTCCTACATCGGTAGATACAAAACCAGTTCTGTTTGTCTGTGTTGCCGACATAATCGGTACATCAAACTCTACTGCTAGTCCTCTAAGTTCTTCCGCGATACTTTTAATGTAAGTATACGAATTAACATTACTGCCTGGTCTTACTCTGAACGAAGCACAGATGTTTAGGTAATCGATAAAGATGATGTCTGGTTTGAACTCTCTCTTTAAATCAAGTTCTTGTAATAGATGTCGAATGTGTCCACTATGAGCTGTCGCTGTTGGATATTCTTTAATGATCAATTTACCTTTAGTCTTTTCTCTGACTCGATTGATCTTCTTCTCATACATGATCTTCGGTAGATCACCTAATTGATCTAATGAGATGTCTAGTAGATTCGCGTCAATTCTCTCAGCGATCTTTTCTTCTGCCATCTCCATAGTAATGTATAATACATTCTTACCACGAAGTAACGATGAAGCCGCTGAGTGACACATAAATAATGATTTACCAACTCCAGTACCTGCCATACATATATTCAATGTTTTATTGGGAAGTCCACCTTTAGTGATCTTATTCATTAAGTCCAAGTCGAAAGGAACTCTCTCTTCTTCTCTGTGCATGAACTCATATCTTTCATCCCAATCTTCAATAAAATCATGACCGATATTACTATCGAAAGAAACTGATAAAGCTTCTCTTAGAATCTCGGGTATCTCACCCTTCTGTCCGTCTTTGTCTTGAATGATCGCGATGGAACTCATTACACCATTGTATACTGCTCTGTCTTTACACCACTTCTCCGTTGAATCGAGTAACCACTCGTCTGGTGTCTGTGTTGTATCTTGTTTGATTTCTCGTATCAGTACCATTGTATCTGATATAAGTTGTTGATCTATACCTTCGATCTCATCAATATCAATGATGAGAGCTTCGGGTGTAGGTGGTGTCTGATACTTTAAGAAATAATCTCTGACCTGTTTAAAGAGGAATTCTTCGTCTCGTTCTTGGAAGAATTCACTCTTAATGTAGGGTAAAGTTTTTCTTACGAATTCATCATTCTGTATCAGATTCTTCAGTATCGTCTGTTCTAGTCGTGTTGCCATATAAAAATTCTTTCTTCGAAGCTTCGTTTAGTTGATCAAGTATATCTGTTGTGAAATACTTTTCAGGGTTATTATTAATTGTTTTACCAAATTGTGTTGTACCGTCTGGTAGTTCTACTCGGGTTGATGTCTGTTTAAAGACTCCGTACTTGATCGCCAAGTCTAGTAACCCATAGTATCTGTCTAATCCAGACTCGTAAGATAACATTACATCGACCATCTTGTTTTCAATAGTAAGTCTTGATTTCTCATTCTTACAATGTACAATATTACCGATAACATCTTTCCCGTCTTTCTCTTTCTTCTTAGATAAGAAGATGATTGATGAAGCCGCGTACTTAAGACCCGATCCTCCACCCATTACTTTCTTAGCGAACAATCCCATTTCATCGTAAGTATGATTTGTTACAATTAAAGGAACTCCTGCTCTACCTAATTTGAGAGTTAGAACTCTGAATGTACCTTTGACTAACTGTGCTCTAGTCATATCTTTGGTCTCTGATCCTGACGCTGTGTCATCAATCTCTTTAGTTGTTGATAACATACCCAATGAATCAAGTACGAAACACATTTTCATGTCTGACTTGTCCTTAGTATATTGATCAAGAATCTTGATTGATTGAGTTCTGAACTCCTGTATTGTGGTAACAGGAACAATTACGATTCTAGAAGAATCAATTCCTCTTTCTTCGATCATGTCTTTTGTGATTGCACTCTCTGATTCGAAATAGATAACCGCTGAATCGGGATTATCATTTAAGAATTGTTTACACATTCCTAGTGCGAAGAATGTTTTACCTGTCGCGGATTCACCTGCTAACGCTGTGATCTTATTGTTAGGTAGTCCATTATATATTGAACCAGATAAGAGTGCGTTAAAGATGTACGAACCAGTATCGATGTAACCACTTACATCTGCTGCCTGTACTCCGTCTTCTACGATAGAAGCGAACTCATTACCTGTTGTTTTTATTAAGCTTTTCAAATAACTCATTGTATATTATCTCCATAATTTATTTATTTCTTTCTGCTTTTCTCAAAGCCCTTAGACTGTTGTCATAATCTATATGTTGTCTTATCTCTCGTTTCCATGATTTTATTTGGGATGTTAAAATCCCCAGTCCAATCCATGTTACCATGTGAAAAGATAAAAAGATGTATTCTATTTCTGTCATACTTACTATTATATCACCGATCTCTGATCTGTCAAGGGGTTACCCAAAAAATGATTCGAGGGTACTAACTTTTTCTGTTGTCCATCCAATCTTGTCTAAAATTACACCTAAAGGTTCGACAAAGGATTTTGAGAATTGTAAATCGTAATCTATATAATCCTCTAAATTGAATTCTTTAGGAAGAGCTGAGACAAATGAAATAACATTCTCATTCATTATATTAGGTAGTTTCATATAACAAAACTTTATCTTCTCACCATTCTGTATAACAGGATATTTCTTGTCTATATTGTATTTATACAAATAGTTATTGTAAAGTAGTGAACCTCGAACATGAATCGGTGTTCCCTTGTTATAGATAGAAGCTGCGTTGTAATATTTCTTGATATCACTCACTCCTCTAGGAAATGATACTTCTTCTATCGGTAATTGATTGAACTCCAGTCTTGAAGCTTCAATGAACTCCCACACATCTTGTTCAGTACCAGTCATCAATGTTCTGATACCTTCAGTTAGTTTCTTTCTACACCACATAGGTGTTGATGACTTCGCTGTCTCGATTCCCATGATCTTAAGTTTCGGAGTTTTGTATCTTACACCTTCTGAATCATGTACATTTAGAATGTATCTTTTCTTCGCGGTCCAGATACCTTTGTCAGCGATAACCTCTCTACCCATCTCCATCTTATTCTCATAAGCGTTTGTGTAAGAAGCTAGTTCTTCATAGTTAGAATTGATCATCGGTTCGAATTTCTCTTTCGCGATGGTATCTAAGAAATCTACAGGATTTTTTGGATTGACTTTGTTAACCAATTCATCAAATCTTACATAGATCGAATCTGTATCGATCGCGATCACATAGTCATCTTCTGTATCTAACAGTTTGTTTAGATAATTGTTAACCGCTTTCTCTACCCATTTAATACTCAACTGACCCGAGGTAGTAATACCTTCCGCGATCTCTCTGTTGAAGTATCTGAAGTATTGATTACCTAAAGCTCCGTAACAACTATTAAGTGAAATCTTTCTCACCATCTGATTGTTGTGGTATTTAACAATTGAATACTCACATTCCTTCCTCGCGACCAAGTCGTCTTTAGGAATAGTCTCCAATCTCTTTTGTTCTTCGATCATCTTAGTCTTAAACAAGACCCTCTGATCATACATCTCTTCTAGAAGTTCGGGTAAGAACCCCTGTTTGTCTATCCTAAACAAAGCACCATTAGGTGTTACTGTTGTGTTAGTCAACATACTAAGGTCCACTTCACCGTCTAACATCTTACTGACACTAATCTCTTGATTGAATATCTTCTTCATGTAAGTGTCGGGACTCATATTGTATTGCATGATTAAATGAGGATACAAACTATTTAAATCGAATGACATCACCCACTTGTGTTGACCTACTTGAGGTTCTTTAACATACGCTCCGATAATTCTTGAGTCTTGAGCCATCTTCTTTGGTGGTGGAACCTGTCCTCGTTTTCGTAAGAAATTAAAGATAATCAAATCCCAATATCTAACTGACCCGAATACATCCGCGAAGTTACACTTCGCTTGATAAGCCATAGTGATAACTAACTCCATAAGTTGTAACTTGTTATCTAGTTCTTCAACCAGTTCTGTATCACGAATATTATAGTCCAAGAACTTCTGATAATCTTTCTTATAGAATAGATGCATCGCTCCGAACTCTGAGTAATCAATTTTCTTCTTACCCAATTCTACTTCCGCGACATGATCTAATCGATATGTCTCTCGTGTAATGTATGTAAACTTCTTGTACATATCAAGATAATCTAGAATAGATATTCCAGCGATGTCGTATGAGATCATTTTCTTCTGACCCATGTATAACCATTCTCTTGATGTAATTAATCCGTGTGGTGATAATTTTGTAACTGTATTCCAATCAAATAGTTTCCAGATACGATTAACTAGATAAGCTATGTCGAAGGTTTCAACATTCCACCCTGTAATAATATCGGGTTCTAACTCATCCCAAACTTTCATGAATGTTTTAAGTAAATCTTTCTCATGATGACATCTATGATAGATCACATTTGGATCATCAGTTTTGAAATCAAAATTGTCTGTACCAATTACATGAGTCTCTTTATGTCCAAAGAGTTTCATTGTTATCGCGTTGACTTTCTCTTCCGCTTCAGTTGGTTCTGGAAATCCGTTCTCACACTCACACTCTATATCGATGTTAAGTATATTGATTTTCTTGATATCAAATTCAATATCAGAAGGAAATGATTCCGCGATGTAAGTATACTCCCATTGTTCCAGACCATGAATATCAATACCTGTATTGTCGTATTGTTTCTTCCAATGTCTAGCGTCACTCGGTGAGTTGAACTTCTTTGATTGTAAGTATTCACCACTAATCGATTTATGTGGTGTTTCTTTGTTTGTGGGAATATAAAGAGTTGGTTCGTACTTAACTCGTTTGAGGTACTTCTGACCGTTTTTCACTCCTCTCGCGAGGATGAAATCTTTATATCGTTTTATGTTTGTGTAGTAATGCATGTGTGTCTTTTAGTGTGTGTATAATATATTATAACAGAGGTTTCCCATTCTGTCTATACCAATTTGGTTTTTGTTTTATTCTTTCTTCTATCCGTGTTCTAATGACTTGTTCATCCCTAGGTGTGGGAGTCCAGTCTTTGTAATATTCAACGGGCCATTGTTCGACCTTGAATCCTCTATCGGGAGCTGGACTAAACCCTCTCATTAACATTTGGTCTCTTATCTTAAGATATCTTTTGTACAGATATCGACCCTTGTCATAAAAGAACATGACATGACCAGTACCCAAAGTTAATACTTTAGGTATCCGATTCTTATCCCAATTGGGCGATGATAGTGATTTTTGTAAAGCAGAACCAATCATGAATATCTCACGATACTCAGCGATCAGATGTTGATCTGTTAGTTCCTTTACAGGGATTACATTGATTCTTGTCAAACTCTCACGGGTTCATAATGTACTTCTAACGCTTTGATTTTCTCTTCAGCTGTTGTTAGTAGTCCAAGTTGTTCATCAATAGCACCAATAAGATCAGAGTGTTCTCCGATACCTACTGGATGTTTCATGTATACACTGATGTTAGCCTTAGCAGCTGCCACCTCACCTTGATATCTCATCTTAAGAGCTTCTCTTAATTGTTTATCTATTTCCATAATATATCCTATATTTTATTTACTGACTTACATCGCGTAATCGATTCATTAATCTCTTAGCACGGTTGTAAACCTGTTTGGCCCATTTTGAGTCTAGACCTTCGACTGATGCTTGTTTGTAGTCACCTTCATTCAAAGCAGAAATCATTTTCTTAAACTTTGTTAATCTAGTTAGTCCTAGATTGAATGCCATGTTAGCTACAATGAGTTTAACTTCTTCAGGATATGATTCCCAACTAAATTCATCTCTACTTTCACATTCGGTTAGTACAATATTAATATCTTTGTAGAATAACTCATCACATCTAGTTTGTGTGATTGGCTCTCCTTCTCCGAATTTGTACTCATCATCTGATTCTAAAATCAAATGTCCTACACCTACTGTAGGGTAACCTAGATGATCTAAGTATACTTTAAGTACTTCACCCTCATCTGCAGTTATTTCTTCTTGGAGTCTTTTGTAAAACTCTTTACTATATTCCATTCTTTATTTCCTCAAGCCCTTGGTTGGCTAGTAGTTCTATGAGTATATTACTCATAAGTTGATTGAATTTTTCATCTTCCGATATCGTATCTTTTAAATTTTCAGGACACGATCTGACAGCTCGTTCAAAATCTATAGTTGGAATCTCTGATTCTTCTCTAGGGATCATATTAACTTTCCCATATTGAAAAATAACATCAGTATATTCCCCTGTTAAGATTTTTACAGCTTTCTCTCCATTTTGATGTACGACTTCTGTATAGAGTCCACTATCAAATAACGGATAATGAGTATTTAGGTCTTTATCTATTTTCGGCATAACCTAGGATAGCTACAAACGCTAGTAACCCAAAGAATCCAGTTAGTGTGTTTAACATTCCAAATAGTGGGGACATATCGTACCCAACTAAAAGACTTGTTACTACAAACAAACCGAATAAAGAAGCTACGACTTGTATAAGACCGACCGACTTCATTTAACTTTATTTTTTGAACCTTTAGGTCGTCCACGACCCTTAGTTGTTGTTTTCTTAGCTGTTGTCTTTTTGACAGCTACCTTTCTAGCTTTCTTAACTGGTGTTTTTCCATCTTTGTAGGCTTCATTTACTGAAGCTGTCTTAGGATCATCTTTTACAAATCTACCTTTTTCACTTCTAGCTCTTTCACCAGACGGTTCTTCACCAACCATGAAAGTAACGAATTTATTCCAAATTCCCATATTTATCTCCCGATTGATTATTAAAATTGTTTAGTTTTCTAAACATACTATTATTATAACAGTATTCTCTGAGGTGTCAAGTTTTTAACACCCCATGAATACATATTATTTATTCAGATAAGAATTGCTTCTTTACTGATGACTTAACACCACCAATCGCAATAGTTCTAGCTTTCTTTTCTTCAGGAACTATTCTCTCTACATAGATGGTAAGAATACCATTAGAAAGATCGGAACCTTTTACAATTACATCTTCAGCTAGAACAAAGTTCCTGTTGAATTTTCGTTGTGAGATTCCTTGATGGATAAACCCATTCTCTTTATCACCTATATCTCCTTCAATAGTGAGATCGGATTCTTTAACTGATATAGTTAAGTCCTCTTCACTAAATCCAGCGACAGCTAATTCGATAAGGAAAGTATCTTCTACTTTACCTTTACGAATATTGTAAGGCGGATAGTTGGTTTGTGGTATTGATCGAACTCTCTCTAAGTTATTAAAAACATTATCGAATCCGACTGTGAATGGAGATAAGTCTCTCCAGATTTGCTCATTTATAGTCATTGTGACCTCCTGTTTATAGCAAGGTTAAAATGTAGACCCTTTTGGCATCTACCCTTATATTTATAACAATTAATTCATCGAAATTCTTCTATGTTTAACTAATAATTCACTTTTCTTTCTTTCCCATAAAGCTTTGAACTCGGGGTCGGTAGCTCTTTCTGCGGCTTGTCTTAAGAAGAAGGTTCGTTTTACTAACGATTTTCTACTTACACCGTAATGTGGTATTGCACTCATGATGCCTCCTTTCTACCAAGGTATCTGTGATACTTGATTCTATTAATAACTGTCTGTTTGACTTTGTTTAAGGGATCGAAATCGTTAACTGAGTGTCTGTTGACTGTCGCTCGACAAGTAAAACAATCACCTTCTGTTATAGTTTGTGGTGAGAGTCCGTCAAGAAGAATGTTTCTTGTATCAGAAAAAGTCATTAACTGATTACCAGTTTTGTCTTGAAAAGTCTGAACCCAAAATCCTCGTGATGTATCTCGTACACTAATGAACTTAAGTACCATGTCGTATCTAGTCTTTAGAGTACCGACATAAGAACCCATAGGTTCATCATCTTTATGAACTTCTTTAAGTTCTTCTCGTTTTTCCATCTTTATCAAATATTGTTTCGCGTTCATAACTGACTCCCTTTGTTTTAATGACAGAGTACCATATTGCATAAATTGTCTATACAATGATTGCATAAATGCGTTGTCTCCTCTCTCATCTAAATCCATTAAGAAATCATATACTTCCCTGAAATTCTTACGGAACCCCATTCGTAATTCTAAAAGACTTTGTTTTTCGTTCATATTTTATTTACCTCTTTATTATCAACTCTATGTACATAGTATACCATTTGTGTACCCGCGGTGTCAACTTTTATTCATGGGTTTAACCCCATTTTCATCCCTCAGCTTTTTTAATGTCGTAAGGCCTCGACTCGGAGTAGTGTTCACCATTTCCCAACCAGACCACGGGTCCAGTATTTCTATGTCCGTTTGTATCTTCACCCAACCAACCACTTTTCAAGATTCAACTCCATTATTTACATTATAACAAAAGTGTACAGGTGGTTACAAGTGTGACAGTTGTGTGACATAAATAGTAGTATGAAATATTTAAAGAAAACATTTAAGAGATTTCATAAGTTGATGAAATCAGGTAGAATTAACAAAGTCTGTAAGATAACTCTTACTTAATAAGTTTACGAACTTCACCATTGATTACAGGAGCGTAGATAATAACAGGGTCATCTTTACCCTTCACCTTTATCTCATCTAACCGTTCACAAAGAATATTAGCCTCATTGTATGTATATTCAGATATAAGAATAGGAGTATCATAAGTTCTCGTTTGAACTTCTAACCTAGCAGCTAGGTTAACCGCATCTCCGACTACTGAATAGTCAAATCTCGATTCGCTTCCCATGTTACCCACGATACATGGTCCTGTATTCACGCCTGTACCCATCTTAACTGACGGTAAGTCTAAACCTTGTTCAATGAGTTCTTTGTTCATCTTCTCAC